CGTAACTTATAATGTTTAATTGCGAACCGCCACCAACATCAAAGCTGTATCCCCCCATCATCAAACCTCTAGTGTCAGAGGAACATGAGGCTCCATAAACTGTTGTAACGGTTAAATTACCAAAGTCTGTTGCGCTACCCGTAGTAGCAATAGTGACATAGTCTATGACATTTGATTGCCATCGACCAAAGTTTACTGAACGCGTTGGAGAGGCAGAAGATGCTGTGCCGTATCTATCTGTTCCACCCGGAGACAAAGAACCAAAAGTTGCAGTGTTGCCCGTGCTTGCAATAGTTAAATACTGTATAAGTTCACCTTGGTTATAACCTAAACCACCGTTCATTAAACCTCGTGTTTGGTTTGAAGAACCACCACCAAGATATGTTTGTGTTGTCATGTCGCCAAAATCAGTAGCATCACCTTCTGTAGCAACCGTGACGTAACTTATTGTATTATCACTCTGACCCTTTGCAAAAACTGCTCTTGTGTCAGAAGCCATACTATAAAGATAACGCGCCGTTACTGTTAGATTACCAAAGTCTGTAGCATTGCCTGTCGTTGGGATAACTATCTTTTGTATTGTATCGACAGTGCCGCCCGATGTTTGCCCCCCGCTAAACAAACCAAACTCCGCAGAGTTACCAGCAGTGGGCCATAATCCTTCTTTGCCAAAGGCTAAGGCTTCTGCAAGTGACCATACACCGGGGGCAGCACTATTTTCGTATGGGCCAGCAGGATCAGTCGGAGTATCGGTAATAATGTTTCCTTGGTAACGCTTAGTCATACTTGTAATCCCCCATGCGCTCCTGAAAGCCCTGCTAACCTATATCTATCAAACGCTGTTAATGTAAGATCACCAAAGTCTACTGAGTTGCCTGTAGTACCTATAGTCACATACTCAATGTAGTTTCTGTATTCAGAATCTCGCCCACCAGCAGCCAAGGCACGAGTTTCGTTCGCTGTTGCACCAACAGACTGTCTTGCGCTAGATAAGTCACCAAAGTCCGTAGCGTTACCAGTCGATGCAATAGTGATATAATCAATTATGTTATAGGTTTCTCCGCCAAAAAACAGGCCACGGGTAGCGTTAGACGCACCAGCAAAGTTTCCTCTTGATTGTGTCAGGTCACCAAAATCTGTACCGTTTCCTAAAGTGTCTATAGTGAAATACTCTATGACATTAGAAGCACTGTCTCCGCCTGCAAAAATAGCTCTAGTTGGAGAGGAACATCCTGCTCTACCTCTGTTTTGCGAAGATGTTAATATACTCGTCCCAAATGTCGCAGAGTTTCCTGTGGTTGCAATCGTCACGTACTGATAGCTTGTTGACTGCCCACCACCCAAAATAGCTCTAGTTTCGTTACTTGCCCCAGTACAGTTTGTTTTTGCTCCTGACGACATGTCTCCAAAATCAGTAGCGTTTCCCGCAGAAGCAATGGTTATGTAGTCTATAACATTAGTATTTCCTGAAGAAGCCTCACCCCAAGCAAATAACCCCCTCGTTATAGATGAGGCAGCAGCAAGTTGTCGCCGACCTACAGTCAGATCACCAAAGTCAGTAGCATTGCCCAAGGTGGTAATTTCAACGTAGTCTATTGTGGTTTGATTAGCTCCACTATCGCCCATCCCGCCACCAAAAACACCACGGTTATTAAGTGGGACAAACACAGGCCACCCATCTCTGTTCTGATACTGCGTGGAGATATTCCATACACCTTGATAATTGGGCATTATGAAATCCCTCCGTGTGCATTACCTGAAGCTGCAAGTTCAGTTGAGTTAGATACAAGATCGCCAAAATCAATTGAGTTGCCTGTCGTTGGTATTGTAACGGACTGTATAACATTTGTTTGAGATGCAGCATCGTTGTTGTAGCCACCAGCGATCAAACCAATGTTGCCCCCAGCCATGCCGCCCGGACGAGCGCGGGCTTTAACATAGAGATCACCAAAATCAGTAGAGTTGCCTGTCGATGCAATAGTGATGTATTCCATAACATTACCAGCACCACCATCACCACAGTTTACCACACCACGAGTTGAGTTTGAGAACCCACACCCAAAATCTTGGTCTGTTGATAACGACCCAAAAAACAACGCATTACCTGTAGAGGCAATCGTTATGTACTGCATCCGCGTTCTATTGCTATTATCACCCATCAATACGCCGCGAGTAGTAGACGCACATTCAGCAAACTGAGAACAAGATGCAAGCAAGTTACCAAATGTGGCTGCGTTACCTGCTGAAGCCATTGTCACATACTGTATTCGATTTCTCTGGGTGCCTGTCTGGTTACCACCAGCAATGATGCCTCGTGTGGAGTTTGATAGCCCAGCAGCATATGTCAAAGAACTATATTGACCGTCCCCAAAGTCTGTTGAGTTACCACCCGAAGCAAACAATACAAATTCAATAACGTTGGTCAGGAAACCTTGTGCTTGGAAACCACGCGTAGTGCTACCAAATCCACAAGCATTAGTCTTACCACCATAAACCATGTCCCCAAAGTCTGTTGAGTTTCCTGCGGAAAGGGCGTTAACCCTCTGTACCATAGAGCCGGAGTTACTACCACCTGAGAAGAAAACCCATGCAGGCTCTAGCGGTGTAACAGCATCACTAGCATCACTAGGCGCAGACCAGCCAGAGCTGTTGATCGCCCATACACGGAACGTGTAGCTTGTGTCGTTGGTTAGGCCATAGACCGTGACAGGGGAAGATGTAGGGTATCTATATACACCAGTTGTATATTGATACACTCTTTGCTGACTAACTTGCCCTGTTATATACATTTTAGAGCCTTCGAGCGCAAAAACTATATCTTTAGGCCCACCGTTTTCCGACGAAACGCTAAAAGAAGTGCTAGAATACGATCCTGTGCTTACATCATAAGGACTACTTAAATCGTACTGATGCACCTCGTCATTTTGAAAGCCAACAATAAATACCTCTGTTCCATCAGAATTAAAAGCAAGACCTTGAAGTTGATTTTCCTGAGAAGAAACGCTCAAACTTTTACTGGCATAAGAGGCCGTATTTATATTGTATTCGGAAGACAAAGTGTATTGATAAATTGTGTCATTTGTATTTCCAGCGACATACATAGCTGTACCGTCATTATTAAACACAATACCTTGTGGGCTAGTATCTTGCGAAGAAACACTGAAAGACACGCTGTCGTAAGACATTGTGTTAACATCAAAAGGAGTAGATAAGCTGTATTGATAAATAGTAGCGTTAGCTGCACCAACTATGTAAACCTTTGAACCATCTGGCTTAAAAACAAATCCAGAGGGGTTTCCGTCTTGTGATCCAACATCAAAGCTAACGCTGTCGTAGCTTCCTGTACTTACATCATAAGCTGTGGACAAGGAGTATTGAAACAAATCATTGGTACTGTCATCCAACACATATATTTTTGTCCCATCGGAATTAAAATGCGCCGCAACAGGAGCAGGAGCCTGACTGGACGCATCCAACGACTTGCTGTCATAACTTGCAATAGATAAGTCATAAGATGGTGCAGCAGTCCCATCACCATTACTGGACTGGACACTATATCCCGTAATGGCAGATGACCCAGTATTGCTTGGCGCGGTAAAACTTACCGTTGCTGACGCGTCACCAGCAGTTGCGCTTACACCTGTCGCTTGATCTGGAGCGTTAAGGCCGTCTTGACCTAGAAAACCGCCTTTGCCTTTAGCCATTTTTTATCCCCTTACGAGATTTCTTCGTAGCTCACCAAAACCTCAAGGTCACTTGCTGTGCCTGCTGTTGCAGTTATGGATGTATTCTCTTCCAAGTATAGAGCAGTGTTCTTATCCAAAACAACAAGCGATGCATCCGCTGGTACAGATATTGTACTTGCAAGAGAGTAAGCTGTGCCGCCACCTGACGCCGCGCTGTGTACATCGACTGTAACATCACATGCGTTAGTGCCATCCACGTTTGCAACTTGGATCATGTTAATTTTAAACACTTGGTTACTCGAAGCAGCATTGCTAACGAGGGTTGTTTGTGAGGTGGTTGTAAGAGCCACCTTTGCTGTCTTACCTGTGATGGTAGAGACATTTACAATATTCGGTGCAGCCATAGTTTAATCTCCTTTAAGCTCCGAAAACAATTGACATTGCGACGGTAAAACCCCTGTCTGAAGACGTTGTAAAACTTATTGCTCCAGCACCATCTGTAGTAAGTACCTGTCCATTTGTACCATCACTTGTCGGTAAAGTAAAAGTGTTTACAAAAGACTGTAGGTTTGCATCGTAGGCTAAGACGGTTGATCCAATGTCTGAATCTTCCAAATAGTTCAATAGAACTTCTTTTACAGCAGCAGAAGCACCGCCCCCATCGCAATAAATGATAGAGCTTGCGCCGTCAGCCACAGTTACATTGTCGCCAGACCCTTGGTCAAAGATAACGCTTTGCCCTGAGTTGTTTACAACAAAGTATAACTTCTGCGCATCATTAGGCAGAACTGTGATGGTATGTGTGCCACTTGGTGTGCCACCAAGAACAAGAACTTTATACTGACCATCAGACAATGCGCCGTCTGATGTTTGAAGATTTGAGCTTGTACCTGAAAGAGTGATTGTACCCACACCGTTTGTGATGCGGTCAATGATATCAAAGTTTGTGTTGGTGGTATCGCCCCAAGACCCAGACTGTTCGCCTGTTGCGATCTTCTCTATGCCACCGTTTGTTGTATATGTACTTGGCATTCATACCACCTTTACGCTGCGATCTCTGTCCATACTGTCCCCGGATCAGGAACTATTCTACCCCAAACTATTGGCGATGTCACCTCGCCAGTGCCTGCTATCCCTGTTGGGTACACATTAGCACCGCCTGTAACTGTTGGGTTTTCATTTGTTACCTCACCAGTAGCTTCAAGTCCCGTCACATCAACAGTTATACCTGTGCCGCCAGTAACGGTTACATCACCAACAGCATGGGTAGCTTCAAGACCAGTAACTGACACAAACGCCCCACCAGTGCCTTCGGCATCACCCACTTCACCAGTGCCAGCTATACCTGTCGGTGATACTAATGCACCACCTGTAATTGTAACTGCTTCTACAGAACCACTATTTACAAAGTCGGTTGAACCATTAGTGCCATCGAAATGTAATAAAACAGGGCTGTTCGCACTGCTTGTATATTCACTCGTTTCTGGCGTGAAGTCAGAGCCATCATAACGATCAACTGTAGATACACGAAGCTCGTCAATATAACCTTCCCAGTTATTAGAACCGTTAAAGTCAGAGCCAATGTGTATGTCTGCTGCGGTAGCCGTTACGCCAAAGAGAGTGCTGTCTTGTTTTACTCCGTCTATAAAAACAGAATAAGTGTTTCCAAATGGATCACCTCTTGTGACCGCTATGTGAACCCAAGTATCAACAGAGAACACAGCATTAATGTTGAATAAAGTAGCGTTGCCACGAAGAACCAGTAAGTTATCCGAAGACTGACGAAGGGCTATTGTATCATTGGACGTTGAATCCCTACTGTCAAAGAAGATGCCGTCCTGAGTTCCACTTGTCGGACGTACCCACATGTCAACAGTAAACGGATCGCCACCAAAGTTATACGTCCCATCGGACACAACCGAATCGCCAGTGCCATCAAGCAGCAGACTCGATCCACCAAACTTAGATTGCGCTGTAGATATTTGCGCATTGCCGACACCAGAAAAAATAATTTCTGGCCCAACAAGGGCATTTGCTGAAACACCCGTTGGACTTACAACTGCGCCGCCTATGACACTTGCAATACTTCCAACTTGTCCTGTTGCTTCAAGACCAGTAGCTGAAATGTTTGCACCTGCTTCCGCCGTTGCCCCACCCGTGGCGGTTGTTGCTTCAAGGCCAGTAACAGGAACAAACTTTACGTTCTTGGCAGTAACTTGTCCTACATCAGTTGTGGCCTCTAACCCCGTTACACTGACAGATACATCAACGACATTATCGTCACTGAAACTTGTCTGTGAGTATGAGGTGAAGCCAAACATTTACCTATCCAAACACGATTGCCATTGCGATTGCTTTACCTGTGGAAGCGAACCCCGCAGTTGCATTATCTACATACGTTTTGTTTGCTGCGTCAGTTCCAGAACTAACGGTATCAATTCCCTGAATACGACCTGTGCCGCCAAGAACCAAATCTCCGCCATTAAGGGTAAGATCACTAAAGGTAGGCGAATTACTTGTCCCTAAGTTCTGGTTGATCGTGTATTGGCTAATATTTGTGGCGTTACCACTTAAAGTAGCTGTAATTGTCCCCGCACTGAAGTTACCTGACGCATCACGAAACACGATAGTGCTTCCAGTATTTGCGTTTGTCGCGTTGGATGTAACAGTAAACGTACCGCCTTCGCTATTCACGCTTCCGCTAATACCATTACCTGATGTGGCACCTTGTTGAACGTAGTTTCCTGTTGTGTCAGTACCTAGAGCAACAGAGTTAGCAGCAATAGTGGCGGCAATACTCACATTGCCAGAACCGTTAAACGATGTAGAAGTACCAGTCACATCTCCTGTAAGACTTATTGTACGCCCCGTTTCAAGCTGCGTAGCTGTGGTCGCATTTCCGCTTAACGCCGCTGTAATCGTTCCAGCAGAGAAGTTGCCGCTTGCATCGCGGAACACTATCGTACTTGCTGTGTTGGCGTTGGTCGCGTTCGAGGTAACAGTAAATGTTGCGCCTTCGGCACTTGCAGAACCAGACAGACCGTTCCCGCTTACTGCGCCCGTGGCAACATAGTTACCTGATGTGTCTGTGCCAAGAACTACATCGTTGTTGTAGGTTGTCGCTATGCTGACGTTTCCAGAGCCATCTACACCTGTGGCAGTACCCGTGACATCGCCTGTCAAACTAAACGTGCGGCCTGTAGCCCAAGCTGTAGCTGTATCGGCGTTACCTGTTAGATCACCCGTAACGTCACCAGTCACGTTACCTGAAAGATTTGCGTTTACTGTGGCAAATGTAACTGTATCGCCAGTGCCTACTGGCTGACCAATTGCAATGTCATTAGCGTTGACTGTAACACCTGTACCTGCACCCGCTGCAAAGGTTGTGCCTGTAAGGGTAAGGCCACCACCCGCAGAATAAATCTGCGTGGCAGAAATCTGTGAGAACGTAATATCTGTTGTGCCAAAGGTGATTGTACCTTCGGTTGTCATTACATAAGTTTCACCAGCACCTGCGGCACCTTCTTGGACAAAGAATGCATCCCCTTGACCAAGAGCATCAGGGTCTGATGGGCCATAGCTGTCGGCATCTGTCGCACGAGTAAGCACCCAGTTGGTACTTACAGAACCTACATTGGTAACTGTGTATACGCCGTTATGTGCTGCGTTTGTTTGTTCGTAGATAAGAACACGATCATTTAAGACCATTGTGACGCCATCAATAACGAGAGCAGCCTGAGTTCCTGCGTTAGTAAGCGTAGCACCTACACCGCTTGTACCGTTATCATAAGTGGCGTTGAGGTTGCCTTCTTTTTCTACTCGAACAGGATCGTGGTAGTGCAAACCTGCCGCTGCAATCGTATCTACATACTGCTTCGTTGCAGCTTGTAAATTAGATGTTGGGTCTTGGTTAAGAACCAAATCACCTGAACCATCAAAATATGCCGCCTTTGTGGCAGGCTGTGTAATAAACACTTCCGCAGAACCAGCAGTTAGGTTTACCGCTGATCCTGAGTTTGAACTGGCTAAGACTGTTGTTCTGGCAAGTGTTGTACCTGATGCGGTAAACGTACCCAGACCGACTTCCCACTCACCTGTGCTACTTTCGAAAATAGCATAGTATGTCGTGTCTCCATCGGACAGTGCAGACGAGAAGGATTGAAACCCTGTCAAAGCTCCCGCTAAAGTTAGAGTCCCAGTACCCGTCGTCGCGGTGGTTTCTTTCACACGATCTTTTACAACAAGAGCCATCGCAACAATCTCCTAGCTACCTACGGTTTAGGCGATACGAATGATCGCGTTTGAAGCATCCGCTGTTGGGAACGCAATCTGGAAGTCACCAGCCGTAGAAGTTTTATCAGAACCAAAGTCAAGAACAACAACAGTGTTTGTTGTACCCGTACCTGCACCTTCAGTTGTGTTGTAGATCAACGCACCACGCGCAGTGATTGTCGCTGAAGTAAAGGTCAGGTCATCAAAGTCAGTAAACGCTGTTGTACCTGATGAGCTTGGGTTCACGTTTGTTAGTGCGCCACCACCAGCAGCGTAGGAACCTGAATCACCAACTTCGTTAGTCGCTGTGTAATCGGTTGTTGCCGCTGTGAAAGACGCGCTGTTGTCGTACAACGCTAGTTTAAAGGTGTCGCCACCTGACGCTAAAAAGTTATGTCCACCTTCAAGAAGCTCTTGCTTGAAAGAAGTACACATATAGTTTCCAGTAAAGGCCATGTTATAGTCTCCTTATGAGTTCAGCCAGTTCGGGATGTCCCGCATCATTAAGTGCATTATACACAGTTGTGCGGTCACTGCGAATAGCTTGTCGCATATAATATGCAATCAGCTTTTCAATGTGCTTTGAGAAAGCACGGGCTTGGTCTCTAACACCCGGATGGGCATTATCGGAGACCGATATGATCTTTTGGACGCACTGTTCCGCAAGCTCATCTGGGGTAAACCCACGACCCTCAGTGGTTCTGATGTCCACTAAGTTCTCATGCTGAGGTACGTCTAGGTTTATCTTAAACATCTACATCTCCACTCGTGGCTGACCGTCACGATAGTCGTCACGCTTTAGTCGGCCTTCACCAAGAACCATTAAACGCTGCATGGCTTCTGTATACCGCTGTTGATACATGCCAAGAACATCAGGCTCGCCCTTCATAAAGATATACGCTTCAACCAATGATCCGTATAGCAACGCCTCTTCTGCATTATCGCCAAGCCAAGAAGTGCTTGATGTAACAATAGAGGGCGGATCGAAGTAATAGTGCAATTGAACTTCATACGCAGCGTCTGGAGTAGGGCCAAGGATAAAGTGGCCCGGAGATGACGTTGACTGCACATCACCATCAAACTCTGCGTAATACTTTGGAAGGCCAGTCGTTGTTTTGTTCGGATATGCTTCACGAACGAAGTTAACATCTTTTGGCATAAGGAACGTATAATCACCGTCACCATCAATCACAGCAATAGAAAATGGTGCCAAGAAGTCGGATGGCCTTGCAAGAAACCTATTACTAGCTGTCATGTTGGCAGTGACGTTCTTCCGCAACTCTGGGATTAGCACAGTGCGGTGTATCTTTTCTTCCGTCTGTTCAACAAACGTAGGAATCTGAGAAACGAATGTAGTCTCGTTGTTCTCAGTGTAGTCCTTGATCGCCTGTACTAACTCAGAATAGTTCATTTGAACTTATCCATCTCTCATAAAGTTACCGCCACGAGTTGCTGCGCCCATACCACGGCACTTGCCCCCGTATCTCATCTTCTTCATTTTGCCGCCATATTTTTTCTTTTGGACTCCCATCAACATATCAGCAAGTCCTTTAGCTTTCTTCTTCTTTTCTTGCATTGCCTTAGAATTTGGCAGATTATCTGAGTCCATTTTATTGCTAATCTTGGCATCAGCACTTCTTTGCCTACGAGATGCTTTTCCACCATCTTCCATAGCGACTGGTTTCTTATTGTACATGCTAGTCTCCTTCCGTTGTGATGACGGTAACTCTTCCTACAGAGCCTACCATATATTGTGCTGGATTCCCAACAGGATTCCAACCGAACAACTCTCTACTTGCGTCCTGTGACGTATCAGGTCTTGGATTTAACAACGACTGTGGGTCATTGATCTTAACACGCCCCAAGAAGTTCTGTGGTTGATCTGGGTCTACAACATCTCTGCCAATCAAAAAACCAGTCTTATGCCCGTTCTGAAACTCAGGCACGAGGTCTTTCAAAGGATAGCGAAAGCCAGTCCTATCACAGAAACCATAAGCGTATTTGCCTCTTGCGTAACTCATCCACCACCCATCACAAACGTATCATATGGAACAAACTTGATTGATGCTGTCTCTTCATCCTCACCAGACGCAAGCTGGAACTGGAACTCGTATTCTTGCTTCAGTGCCTGTGCGCGACCTGCGGCTTCTGGTTTCTTCATAGACAGATAGTATGCCATGCCGGAGACTAGAGCCGGAACGAAACGAGGAGGAACAGTAGATACATCACCACCAATGCCAGAAGACAATCCATCGATACCCTTCAATCTGTAGTAAAACAAAGTGTATGTAGTTGTTGCATCAGGCACAGGCCACAGAGTTACTGTGACTTCCGTTGGGAGCCTTTGGATGAAGATTTGGGTCGGCCTACCTTGCGTGTTTTTGTTTGTTTGCTGCGCGTAGGTTGAGACACTGATCCTTTCGAGGGCGGTGTCGGTTTGACTTGTACCTGTACCTGTTCGGACTTGGTGTTCGATGAG